ACATTATTATGTTTCCAATATTCATCTTGCCAAAATTGTAAAAGTTGTATATTTTTTATCTGACATCCTAGATATTTTTGATGATGATAACGTTTGTCTTTTTTACCGCTTATCTCTGAATGATAATATAATCCGTGTAATTCTACAGCTAAATTCCATTGCGGAAAATAAAAGTCAAGTTCTAATTGATTTGATAAGATCTTACGATTTCTTCTTTGATATTCAATATTCATACTATCTAACCATAATGCTAAATCATTTTCCATTGCACTTGGTGGTTTATAATCCATAGTATCTATTAAATTTAACTTATATGCCCTTCTCATAATAGTTGAATGATTTAGTCCAGTCTCGTTAGCAACTGTTACAGCACTTTTACCTTTAACAATAGATGCAAATTTATTATCATTTATAAGAATATCGAGTTGAGTATCTGTACAATTTTTTCTTCCTGGATTATTTCTACCTAATCCATATTTTTCTTCAAATGTTTTCTGTAATTTCTTTTTGTTTTCTTCTAAGAACATAGGATTATTAATTATCATACTCTCTCTATGAGATTTGATTTGTCCCGGATTTATAACATCCTCACCATATTTTTCTTGAAGTTTACCTTTAGCTTTTAGGTAAGTTTTTGGATTAGCTAATCCAACTCCGCCATTGAGTTTCATTGCAGCAACACGTCTTTCTAATGCAGCTTCTTTAGAATATATACAACTTCTGCTACAAAATTCTCTATATCCTAACACAATAGATACAAATGTTACAGGTTGACCACACTTACATTGAGGTTTCGATTTTAATTGCTCAGCATAAAAATATATTTGTTCGGACTTGTTTTGAAATTGAAAATTCTTAGTATATTCTAATATTATAGGCCATAATTCAGAATTATGTCTCAATTTGGTAACAATGCCGTCTGGCTTAGAAATTTTAATAAGATCTTTTACTTTGTCTAAAATTGTATCTTGCATATATTATATATATAAGGTTAAGGTGTAATTGTCAATTATAATAAAAATTAACTAGATTAATTAGAACAACAAGGCTTTGATCTATTTTAGACAAAATAAAACTGGGAGCTATTGCTCCCAGTTCTACAAAATTTATACAAAAACTCTTGTAAAAACAATATTTTACAGAAATTTCAAATGTGCAGTATTGATTGCAATACCTGCGAGGTAATCAGCTGCGTTACCTAAGCTGCTTGCTGTGTTGCTGAGTTCTAGATAACCATATCTAGTCATAAAGCTAACAACTGGTTCGAAAGTATTTGGATCAATAATGACGCCTGAGCTTGTTAAAGGAACGTACGGGCAATAGTACGCAGCAGCGTCTATCTCACCTGGGCCTTTGTAACCAACAAGAACGTTAGTGTCATCAGCAGCATACTGGTCAACATAGACTCTCATGCTGTTGTTGAGTGTACCAACGAATTTAGTGTTAGTTGGAGCTTCGAATGTACCTTCAGTTGTACGAGCAAATGCTGAAGTTGTTGCTGACTGGAGGATTGTAAGAGCAGTTGGACTTACAACAACCCAGTTACCAGCACCACGACGTGTGCGAGCAGCAATCAAGTTTGCACCACGGTTGATTAGAACTGCTAGAGCAGCATGTTCGTCACCAACGTAAGTTGCAGTACCTGATACAGCACCTTGATCGTATGTTAATGTTGTTCCAGCTAGTGTACGTAGTGAAACAAGGATTTCCTGATCGATTTCAGCAGTGATTTCCTGTGCAAGAGCTGCCATGATTTCTGCTTCGATGTCGATTCCCTGCTGTGCCTGAGCATCCTGAGCAGCTTCAAAAGTCCAACGAGCGCTGAGCTTACGAGTCTTTGCTTCAACAGTTTCTTTCAAAACCTGGATGTTCAAACGCTTACCAGCTGTACCTTCTAGTACGCTTACTGGTGCAGCTTTTGGTGTGTTGCTATCGCCGTTACCTGAATAGAAACGTGCAATCTCGAAAGGAGATAGTGCTTCTGTTCCTGCTGCGACGCCTGCTGGTGCACCAAAGGTGTCAGCATAACGAACACGTAGAGTATGGATCTGGCCAACTGGGCCAGTCATTGGTTGAACGCCGATGATTTCGTTAGCAATAACAGTTGGCATAACGCGACGTATTACTGGAAGGATAACTTTGTTTAAAGTAGCAACGTTACCTGCGCTTGTTGAGCCAGCTGTTGCACTTTCAAAAAGTATACCACTCTTAGAAGAGAGGTCCTTCTTGGTGTTTTCTAGGACTACTTCCATAACCTTCTTGCGATTGCCTGTTAGACCTTCGCAGAGGGCTGTTTTGGTTGCTGCCCAATGTGTTTCAAAGAGGTTCTTACTCATTTTAATATATTCTCCTAATTAACTTCTTTTTAAACCAGCAAGATGTAAAATCTGGCCAATGTCTTCACCGGTTGAATTTTCCATCACTGCTTCAGACAGTTTATTCATCCTGTCGCCCGTGACCGCCACGGATTTTGTTTGAGTAGTCTCAGAAAGGGCTACCTTTCCGGGAACACTCTGGTTGCTACCGTTCATCACGGCTGGAAGGTAACGATTAAAGGCTTCCTTAAGACTTGCAGTCTTAATGTCTTTAAGCATTTCTCCCATTACTGCCTTTTTCTCACGGTTAAGAGGAGAAAGTAACTCGTTGAGTGTTTCTAATCTCACCGCACGATCGCTGGCCATGCGAGCTTTAGCTTCTACACTTTCCATTAGTTTTTGTTGCTTCTGGGCTAGTGAGATGCTTTCAGCTATCTTCTTTTTGCTCTCGTCTAACTGTGCTTTAAGAGCTTTAACTTCGCTTCCTTCTGAAAGGTAGCTAGCCATGTACTCTGCTGCAACAGCTTCAAAAATACGACGACCAAAGTTATTCTCACGAGCAACTTTAATATCGTCTCTCCATTGTACCATTTCGTTCTTGATTACTTCATTCAGTGTTTTATCAACAACTGATGTAGCCTTCTTTAAGAAATTAGCACGAGTTTCTGTGATTTGCTTCTTGCCTTCAGCAGCGAGCTTAGCTCTCTGCTCTACAAGTGCCTTCTTGTCAATTTGGAATTCAGTGATTTCTTCGGAAAGATTTTTAAGCACAAAACCCTCTAGCTTCTCTATACGATCTGCTACAGCTTTTCTTGCACTTTCCTTGATAGTCTTTACTTCCTTGGCCATTTGCTTACGTTGACTTTCAAGCTGCTTTCTATCAGCATGAAACTCTGCAATCTCTTCTTTTAACTGCTTTGCTAAGAAAGCATTTAAAAGTTTAGAATGCTCAGCAAGCTTTGCACCGTAAACTTTTTTAGCTTCTAGTGTTGCTTTGCTTAACTTAGCTTTTTGTGAGATTACTGCCTTACGGTCTTCTGCAAACTCATTTAATTCAGCTTTGATTGCATCTGTAAGCATATTGTCCATTGCTTCAACAAGAGTAGACTTGTCATTGGCGTAACGAGCAGCATAATCCTCGTTGAGTTTTTGCTCAACGGCTTTTATCTTGCTGTCAAAGGCCTCTTGTAATGCAGTTTTAACGTCTTCACCCAAAACTTCATTTTCAAGAAGATCTTTTAGTTCCTTTTCCATCAGACATTACTCCTTGTTATATCTTCAACTCATCAACCCAACCTAACAGAATCTTTTTTAAATGTTTCTGCGCCTTCGGGTCAAACTTTACACTTTCTGCAAGGTCATACACAGTATTACCGTATCTACGATGCATTAATGCTTCGTACATTGGTACTGGGTATGCATTAGGCGCACTGGGTTTAGCAACAATGTCAACAGTTAACATTTCAAAATCTGAAACTTCGCCACTGTCATCAACGTTGCCAGAACCGCGGGAACTAACACCTAACTTAACCCCACATTCTAGTAGTGTCTTTACTATGTTGCCACAAGGTGTAGGAAGAATTTGGAGCTTTCCGTAACCGTTACCTCCATCCATCCACATTTCAGTGATCTTGTGACTAACTCGATCCAGGTGTATTTGTAGTTCTTGCGGGTGATCACACTCGCCCAATACTCCTGCATCCTTCTTAATGGCATCATTGATACTATCAACTGCCTTTCTGATTTCGCTAACTGGATATACGCGACCATTGTGATTACGTATACCACCCTGAACGAAAATACCCTTCATGAATACTTTCTTCTCAGCACCACTGTCATCACTTTCAGTGATAACTTCAGCGTGTGATGTATCATAATCTAAATGTTCAACCAGTAAACTATTCTTCATTTGGTACCTTATTATCTAAGTGCCTATAGATATTTATTGAAATTTAATAACTTATAGCTAAAATAACAGTTTTTTGACAGAAAATGAGTCGTAATCTGTAAATTGCGACTCATTTTTGTTTATATAGTATGTGTTATTTTTACTTACGTGGGCTTGTTGTAAGT